GGAGAGCTAAGTGAAGTTTTATACATCTGTTCATCGGTTTGGTAATAGTATTCTTGTTCGTGGTTATGATAATGGCCATCGTTTTGCTATCCGAGATGATTTCAGTCCTACTCTATTCGTACCAAATGTGGATGGAGACTGGAAGTCTCTGGATGGTCAAACCCTTTCACCTATCACACTTGGGGATATGCGAGAGGCATCTGAGTTTGTTGGTCGCTATGAGGGTGTAGAAGGATTCCCGATCTACGGAAACACCAACTACGCTGCACAGTATGTTGGTGAACATTATCCCGGCTTAATTCAGTTTGATCGTTCAAAGATCAATGTCACTACGATCGACATCGAGGTTGCATCCGATGACGGCTTCCCATTCCCTGATAAGGCAGACAAGGAAGTAATCTCCATCACCTGTAAGAATAATATTGACAACACATACTATGTGTGGGGTCTGTATGACTATGATGTGACTAAGTCTGTTATGCAGGACAATCGTGTTGTATATGTCAAGCTACCGAGTGAGGCCAAGCTATTAGAAAACTTTGTTCGTTGGTGGTCCACTCCTATCAACACTCCGGATGTGGTGACTGGCTGGAACAGCAAGTTGTTTGATATGGTGTACATGGTCAATCGTATCACTAAGGTATTGGGTGAGGACCAGGCCAAGAAGCTATCTCCGTGGAAGAAGATCAACTATCGTCCTATCCATATCAATGGTAAGGAAGTAGCAAACTATGAGATCATGGGTGTCATGCAACTTGACTATCTTGATCTGTTTAAGAAGTTTGGTTACAAGTATGGCGCTCAGGAATCATACAAGTTGGATCATATTGGTCATGTAGTTCTTGGTGAGCGTAAGCTATCATACGAAGAGCATGGTAACCTGTTTACTCTATACAAGTATGACTTCCAAAAGTTCATTGATTATAACATCCGAGATGTTGAGCTGGTAGATCGTCTGGAAGATAAGCTGGGACTGATTACTCTTGCTATGACCATGGCATACAAGGCTGGTGTTAACTATGATCAGACCTTTGGGACTACGTCGATCTGGGACACATTCATCTATCGTGTTCTGGCTGACCGTAAGATCGCTATCCCATTCAAGGGTTCTCCGCCAGAGAAGACTGACCTTGGTGGCGGCCATGTTAAGGATCCAGTGGTGGGACGACATGAGTGGATCTGTTCGTTCGACCTCAACTCTCTATACCCCCATCTGATTATGCAATACAATATGTCACCAGAGACTATTGTTTCAGATGTCCAGTCTGGTGTATCAATTGAGAAGATCCTGGACAAGGAAGTACAGAATGATTCACAGTATTCTATGGCAGCTACTGGCCAGTACTTCCGTAAGGATAAGCGTGGGTTCATTCCAGAGATCATCGATGGTCTGTACGCCGAGCGTAAGGCTGTAAAGCAGACCCAGCTGGCTGCAGAACAGAAGCTGGTGGATCTACCAGAGGATGCCCCACCATCTGATCGTTATGCACTTGAAAAAGAGATTGCTACCTGTGAGAACCAGCAGATGGCAATCAAGATCCTAATGAACTCATTGTATGGTGCAATGGGTAATGTTCACTTCCGCTACTTTGATATTCGTATCGCTAATGCTATTACAGCATCAGGTCGTCTGTCTATTCGTTGGGCAGAGCAGGTTGTGAATGGCTACATGAATAAACTAATGACTACGGAGGACATAGATTATGTCGTTGCGATCGATACTGACTCGTTATACATTAAAGTTAAGGACCTTGTTGATAGGTTTAACCCTAATGATCCTGTTAAGTTCTTGGATGCTGTATGTGGAGATAAGTTCGAGCCTGTAATTGAGAAAGGCTATGCTGAACTAGCAGATCGTATGGGAGCATACGAGAACAAGATGGTTATGAAGCGAGAGGTTATTGCTGATCGTGGTATCTGGACTGCCAAGAAGCGTTACATCCTCAATGTTCATAACAGCGAGGGTGTTCAGTATCCAGAACCTAAACTCAAGGTGATGGGCATTGAGGCCATCAAGTCCTCTACTCCCGAGATCTGCCGTAATGCATTCAAAGGCCTGTTTAAGGTTCTCATCTCTGGTACAGAACAGGAGATGAGAACCTATGTGAACAACTTCTATGATGAATTTAGAAAAGCGGACTTTGAGGACATTGCTGCTCCTCGTTCTGTATCCAACATCAGCAAGCACGTAGATCGTCATACCATCTATGCCAAGGGTACACCGATGCATGTTCGTGGTGCTCTGCTATACAATCATTATATCAAGCAGAACAATCTTGATAAGAAGTATCAGTATGTCAATGATGGGGACAAGATTAAGTTCTTGGCGCTCAAGCTGCCTAATCCAATTAAAGAAAACATCATCTCTTTCCCAGATGCGTTTCCACGCGAGCTTGGGTTAAATGCATATGTGGATCACAAGACTCAATTCGATAAAGTTTTCCTTGACTCTTTGACAATTATCCTGGATAGTATAGGCTGGTCAATGGTAGAGAAGGCAACACTTGAGGACTTCTTTGTGTGAGATTAGAGTTATGCTCTCGTTAACAATATTCAAAAACTTATATGATAACAAAACAAACAAGCGGATGGACTTTGAGTCATGGGCCGAGTTTGAGTCATTACTATATAAGCTATCGGAGGTAGAGTTCGCATCTAAGAAGGACGCATACCTGATCTCTCCTGCCGTCTTTAAACCAGATACCACAAGGGCTAATAAGAATGTCATAGAATGGGCAGGATGGGCTGCTGTTGATGTTGATGATTATGAAATGTACAACACTGAGGGGGACATACAAAGTGAACTCTTTACAAAGTTTGGCAGATTTCATTACGTATGTTATTCTACTGCCTCTAGTGATCCTCAACATCCTAAATTTCGCCTCGTGTTTCCGTTATCAGAATCTGTCGAAGCAGATCGAATCAAACATTTCTGGTACGCACTCAACACAGAACTTGGATCCATCGGAGATAGGCAAACTAAAGATTTGTCTCGCATGTACTTCATACCTGGTAGCTATAGCGGTGCTTTCAACTTTATTTTTTCTAATGCCGGATCTTTTATATCACCTGAAGAGTTAATGGCAAAGCACCCATATGTGGAGAAGACTGGTAACTCATTCATGGATAAGCTGCCGCCAGAAATGCAGAAATCAATCCTTGAGTATCGTAAGGCCCAGATGACAAATACAGATGTGTATTGGACGGGATATCAGGACTGTCCGTTCTTCCCTAAACGGTTGGCCAACGAATATAAGACACTGACCTCTGGATGGTACCATAAGATGTACCAGATTATGGTTGCAACAGCCAGTCAGGCATTAAAGAAGAAGTATCCCATCACTGCTCAGCAGATTGCTATTCTGGCAAAGCAGTTGGATACAGAGACTGGTAATTGGTATGAGAGTAGACCACTGGACCGTGAAGCTGAGAACGCACTTGAGTATGCTTTCAGGAATGTAAATTATGATTGATAAATGGGATAGAAGATTCCTTCGTATTGCAAAGGAGGTATCAAAGTGGAGCAAGGATCCAAACTTCCAGATTGGAGCAGTTGCTGTATCTGATAAGAGAATCCTTGCAACAGGATATAATGGGTTTCCAAGAAACATTGTAGATCTTGAGGATCGTTGGAATGTAAGGGAGCTAAAGAATCGGTATATCGTTCATGCAGAAATGAATTGTATATACAACGCATCATATAACGGAACATCTCTATATGATTCGACAATGTATGTGTATGGACTACCTGTCTGCTCAGAATGTGCAAAGGGCATTATTCAGGCAGGAGTCACAAGAGTAATTGGATGCACAGACCTTGAGGGAGGAATTCCTGATCGTTGGATGGACTCATTTAAGCAGACAGCAATGATGTTTGATGAGGTTGACATTCAGTTCAAGTTAGTGGATAATATGGTTTTACTAGAGGAAGATTAATATGTCAGTAATGGATAAATTGAAGAAGAACTCAAAGATTGCAGGTACCGATGTGCTTGCTGATAGTCAGTTCTTTGGTGAGAAGGAACAGACCACCACCCCTGTTCCTATGATTAACGTTGCCTTGTCGGGTAACATTGATGGGGGTCTGACTGCAGGCCTAACAGTTCTGGCTGGTCCATCCAAACACTTCAAGACATCATTTGCCTTGCTAATGGCTGCTTCATATCTCAAGAAGCATGAAGATGCTGTCTTACTGTTCTACGATTCAGAGTTTGGTTCTCCTCAATCATACTTTGAGTCATATGATATCGACACGACTCGCGTATTGCATACTCCTATTGCTGATGTTGAGCAGCTAAAGTTTGACTTGGTCAGTCAGCTTGAGAACCTTGATCGGGGCGATAAGGTTGTAGTGGTAATCGATTCGGTTGGTAACCTTGCATCCAAGAAGGAGCTGGAGGATGCATTGAACGAGAAGTCTGTTGCAGATATGTCTCGAGCAAAAGCATTGAAAGGTTTGTTCCGCATGGTCACACCGTACCTGACCATGAAGAACATTCCAATGCTTGCAATCAATCACACCTACAAGGAAATTGGTATGTTCCCTAAGGATGTGGTATCTGGCGGTACGGGAATTTATTACAGTGCCGACAATATCTGGATCATCGGACGCCAGCAGGAGAAGACTGGTACAGATATTACTGGCTATAACTTCATCATTAATGTAGAGAAGAGTAGGTATGTTAAAGAAAAGTCTAGAATCCCTGTCAGTGTTTCTTGGGATGGTGGTATTGAGCGGTTTAGTGGTCTTCTGGATGTTGCTCTTGCTGGTGGGTACGTTACTAAGCCTTCCAATGGTTGGTATTGTCGCGTTGACCGGAGCACTGGAGAACTCATTGAACCAAAGGTAAGAGCTAAAGACACAAGCACCAAAGAGTTCTGGGATCCAATCTTCAAGACAACCGACTTCAAAGAATTTGTAAAGAATACGTACACGATTGGTCATAAGTCTATGTTGGATGCATCGGAGCTTGACATTGAGGATGTGAATGATGTATAATATTACGGAAGACGATTACACGTTTGTTGAGCGTGATGATCAAGAACACTGGGTTGTTCGACTGAAGACGGGTGTGTATGCAGATACGTTCTATACATACGGTAAAGTGTCCATCGAACCACCAGAGGGTGGTTGGACAGAGGATGGTGATGATGATAATGTAGGAACATTGCGTTTCACATACAGCCTTCTTGAGTCAGATCATGACCTGAATGAGTTGCAGGAGAGTCCTGACTTCAATAATTATATTGGAGCGGTACTGCAACATTTTTTAGAAGATTCTTTTGCAAAGGGTGATTATAGGATTGGCGATGACAAATCTGGAGACGACGATACTGAGAAATCTGATCAGCAATGATCAGTATACAAGAACTGTTATACCGTTCCTGAAGCCTGAGTATTTTGATAACACACACCGCAAGGTGTTTCGTGAGATTGCTAAGTTTGTAGGTAAGTACAATAAATTACCTACTCGTGAGGCATTAGAAATTGAGATGGAGAATAGTGATACTCTGGATACAGAGTCACTGGAGCTCGTTCATCTTCTCGATAATAAAGAACCAGTTGATCTGGACTGGGTTGTTGATCATACAGAGAAGTGGTGCCAGGATCGAGCACTGCATCTTGCAATCATGGAATCGATTGAGATCATTGATGGTAGAAGTAAAGACAAAGCTCAGGGAGCTATTCCTGACATCCTTAGAGACGCTCTTGGTGTTTGCTTTGACACTAATGTTGGCCACGATTACATTGACAGCTTTGGCGATCGATATGATTTCTACCACCGCAAGGAAGATCGCCTGCCATTTGACCTAGACTTCTTCAATCGTATTACTAAGGGTGGGGTACCTAACAAGACTCTAAACATTATCCTTGCTGGTACTGGTGTGGGTAAATCCTTGTTCATGTGTCATGCGGCAGCAGCTAATCTGATTGATAGTAAGAATGTTCTCTACATCACTATGGAGATGGCAGAGGAACGTATTGCAGAGCGTATTGATGCTAACCTGATGAATCTACCTATTGATCAACTTGAGACTCTTCCAAAGATGTCATTTGAGAATAAGGTAGCATCGATTGCAAAGAAGACTCAGGGTAAATTAATTGTTAAGGAATATCCTACCGGGGCTGCTCATGTGGGCCATTTTCGGGCACTACTGAACGAATTGAAAATAAAACGGAATTTCACTCCAGATGTTATTTATATCGACTATCTAAATATATGTGCATCATCACGAATGAAAGGTTTGGGTGGATCTGTTAATACCTATTCATATATCAAAGCAATTGCTGAAGAGATTCGTGGTCTGGCTGTTGAGTTCAATGTACCAATCTTCTCTGCTACTCAGACTACTCGATCAGGTTATAGCAATACTGATGTTGGTTTGGAGGACACATCTGAGTCGTTTGGTCTTCCAGCAACAGCTGACCTTATGTTTGCGTTGATTGCCACAGAAGAAATGAATCAGCTGAATCAGATCATTGTTAAGCAGCTGAAGAATAGATATAATGATCCGAATATACACAAAAGGTTTGTAATAGGTGTTGACCGATCGCGTATGAAGTTGTATGATGTAGAGCAATCAGCACAGACTGATTTGGTGAATGACACTCCACCGGTAGCAACGGTGGGCAATAATGAAAGACCCGACTTTGGGAGTTTTAAAGTATGAAGACCTATAG